CGTCTTATTTGTTTTTTTATGCCAAAAATCTATCGGGCAGGTTTATCAATTAATGCCTCAATATGGTTATCAGGCAGCACGAATGTTGTTTGATTCTACTTTGCAGATTCCTACATTTTGCGGAGTGCCAACATTAAAGAGTGTGCAGTTTGTAACTAAAAAGGCAGCCATTGCATTTGATTCGTGCAACAATAGATTCTACCAATACAATCCAAAAACTTTAACATGGTCGCAGGTTAGCGGTGGCGGTAGCTCAACAGATACGACAAGTTTGAGCAACAGGATAAACCTAAAATTAAACATTAGCGATACGGCTGCAATGCTTAATCCTTATTTAAAAAAGATTGATACTGCAACGCTTAGCAATAGAATTAATTTAAAAATTGATTCGGTAAAGCGCAGGCGTGATTCTGTTTTCGCATATCGTAATGGAACAGAGGTTTTTCAGTTTAAGGATTCTGTTGGTGGCGGCGGCTCAATTGACACGACTTCGCTCAGCAATAGAATAAACGGCAAAATTGATTCTTTAAAGAGAAGAACAGATTCTGTTTTTGCATACAAAAACGGAAATCAAATTTTTCAATTTAAGGATTCTGTTGGAACTAACCCACCCCCTAATGGCTACTATGGCGCGTTTCAAGATACAACAACACAAACGGCAGTTTCTATTAATACTGCTTATGGTGTAAAATTAGGAGTAACAGATTTATCAAATGGAGTTACAATTTCAAATAATACAAAAATAAAAATTGCAAACGCTGGAATTTATAACATTCAATTTTCTTTGCAATTAGAAAAAACAGGTGGGAGCGGAAATATGATTGCAGACATTTGGCTAAGAAAAAACGGAGTTAATTTGCAAGGCACAACAGGTAAAGTAGTTTTAACAGGTAGTACCAATGCTTCGCCTGTTGTAGCGTCTTGGAATTATGTTATAGCGGTTAGTAGTAATGATTCTTTGGAGTTAATGTGGTCAACAACAAATGATAATGTTGTTATAAAAGCAAGTCCTGCAACAGCACCGCACCCTTCAATCCCTTCTGCAATTTTAACTGTTACACAACAATCGGGTATAATGGCGGGAACGGGAATATCGCCTTTAGATACGGCAAATATGTTAAGTAATTATGCACGTACAAATTTAGTTAATACAAAATTAAATAGTGCAGATACAGCAAGTTTAAGTAATCGTATAAATTTAAAATTAGACATTGCAGATACATCAGTATTTCAACGCAAATCTTTGTCGGCTTATACGATTATGGCAAACAATACAAATGCAACGGCAAACGCAACGGCACAAGCGTTTAAAGATACATCGGGAACTTATACAGGTACGATTACGTGGAATGGAACAGCGCCTACAAGTGGAACATTTTCATATCGTTGGACAAGAATTGGGAAAATGGTTAATATCAACATTGCTTTGGTTTATGCAAATGCGGGTACTACTAACACTCAGGTTGTTGTAACATTGCCAGCGGACGCACCAAACCCGACAAAGCCAGCGGGGTTAACATCGGCTTCAAATATGTTATACCCGTGTATTTTTAATGTTAACATAACAAATCAATCAACTTTAACGACAAATACAATGCGCTCAATGTTGCGTAGCAATTCAGGTAATAATGGTTTTGAATTTTTTGCACAATTTGCGTCGTCTGCGTCAGTAAATGCTTTTGTAACTTGCACATATTTTACAGATTAATTATGAAACACATTAGACAAATAAATAGCGTTAATACCAACACTTACACAATAGTAGATTTATCTAATTATTTTGGCGTAATGGAAAACCACCCAATATTTTTAGCGTTTCCAAATGCTTTTGAAATTGCGGAAAATGAGTTACCTGATTTTATACAATATGTAAGTTTTGAAATTGAGGAATTAAATAAAATTATAACAAACAAAAATAATGAATCAATATAACCCACCATTAACAGCTATAAGCGGATTTTGTGCCGTTATATCTTTGTCAAATATTCAACCTATATTAACATTTATCGCGTCGCTAATTGCAATTATTAGTGGCGTATATTCTATTTATAAAAAATCAAAAAAGTAAAATTATGAGTACATTTTTAAATTTAAATTCAAGCGACTTTTTAAAGGGTTTAATTATGGCGGTTTTATCGTCTGTTATAACCGTAGTTTATCAAACCGTTGAAGCGGGTAGTTTAGTATTTGATTGGAAAGCTATTGGCACGATTGCGCTTACTTCAGCGCTTGCGTACATTATGAAAAATTTATTTACTAATTCAACAGGCAAATTATTTGCAACTGAACAAAAGTAATATTGCGCGAGAGTTTAGAAAAAAATATCCTAACTTTCCAACATTAAAGTTGGCGAGGATAATGTATGCGGATAACAAATTGACGTTTAAAGACGTTGAGGATTGTAGAGGAACTTTAAGATATATTGAGGGGAAAAAAGGCGACAGGTTTAAAAAAAATGTAAAAAATACAGAATTTTATATGACTGAAAACAGACCAAAAAACCCCTACAATTTACCCGAGTCGTATGAGGAAAAACGCGAGCCGTTTATTTTGCCTACATCGTGCAACAATATACTTCTTATTAGCGACTTGCATATACCTTACCACAATATTGAAGCCGTTACAATGGCTTTGAATTATGGCAAAAAAGAAAAAGTAAATACAATTTTTATCAATGGCGATTTAATAGACAACCACCAGATAAGCAAGTTTGAAAGCGACCCAAAGAAACGTAGTGTTAAACAGGAGTTTGACGCGACGCGGGAGTTTTTAGTTCAACTTCGCAAATCGTTTCCAAAGGCGTCTATTTATTGGTTAAAGGGCAACCATTGTATTCGTTGGGAAAAGTTTTTATATTCAAAGGTGCGCGAGATATGGAACGACGACTACTTTTTTTTAGAGGAAAGATTACAATTAAATTCAGTTGGCGTTAAAATTTTAGACGACAAAGTTTTAGTAAAGGCGGGAAAATTATCTATAACTCACGGACACCATATTTTTAAAGGGGCGTTCACACCTGTAAACCCTTCGCGTGGCGCATTTTTAAGGGCAAAGCAGTCGTTAATTGTTGGACACCTACATAGACCAAGCCACCACCCTGAAACCGATTTAGATGGCAAAATAATAAGTTGTTGGTCAACAGGTTGTCTTTGTGAATTAAGAGCTGATTATTCGCCACTCGTTGGCAACACAATGCACGGCTTTGCGCATTTACAAATAGCAGATGACGGCGATTACACGGTAAAAAATTATTCAATTATAAAAGGCAAATTATGTTAAAAGAAATTTTAGATAATGAAATTGAGATTGAATACGAAGATAAAAACGGCGAATATATCGCGTCGGCTTACAATGCGCTGGGGGCTTGTGAATTTTTGGATATTGGTTTAATGGACGAAGACGAAAGAGCGGTCGTTAAAACAATACAATTTCAGGCGATTAACATAATTAGCGAGTGCATAAATTCTATTTATTATGAAATATTTGATATTAGCCCTGACGACGATAACGATATGGTCGTGTAACCCGAGCAAAAAACTTGACAAGCTAAATAAGAAACACCCTGAAATTGTAGCAAAATTTTGCTTTGATAAATTTCCGTGCGTTACTTCAAAGATTGATACTATTAAGGAAATTGAATACGAATTTGTTAGCGTTGAATGTCCTGAATATAAAGCAAAAGATACGGTTGTAATAACACGCAACACGATTGTAAAAGGTAGCGCAGTTTTAAAATATGTAAAGCAAAACAATACAATAATTAAAACCGTGCGCGATAGTGCGCAGATTGTTTTTTGCGAATTGGAATTAATTGCGCTTAATAAAAAATGCAACCAATTAACAGAAGATAACATCAGTTTAAAAAACAAAGTAAGCGCAAAAAATCGTTACATATCGTGGCTTATAATAGCTATTTTATGCGCAATTATTGGTAACATATTACAACTTAAAAAATGAAAGCGACGCAAAATTGTATTAACTTAATTAAACTATTTGAGGGTTATAAACCAAAGGCGTATTTATGCCCAGCGGGAATAGTTACAATCGGCTTCGGCTCAACAATGTACACGGACGGGCGCAAAATAAAGTTAGGCGATACAATAAACGAGCAACAGGGAAACGAGTTATTAATGTGGGAATTAAAGAATAAAGGCATAGCTTTGCACGGGTTAAATTTAAACCAAAATCAATTTGACTCGTGTTTATCTTTTATCTATAATTTAGGTATTGGTGCGTTTGCAAAATCAACGCTTAAAAAAAAGATATTGATAAACCCAAATGATAAGAGTATTAGAGATGAATTTATGAAGTGGAATAAGGCGCGAGTAGGTGGCCAGTTAATAGAGTTAAAAGGTTTGACGCGTAGGCGAATAGCTGAAGCGGAATTATATTTTAAAGGTTAGGTTTTATTGGTTGTAACCCGATGTTTCTACATCGGGTTTTTAGTTTATATTTGCACTTCTCACGTTTAGTTTAGTTTGATAATCCCCTGAAAATTTCTATTTTCGGGGTTTTTTTTGCCTTTTTAAAAAATATTTTAAAATTATTTTTCGACTGTAATTCAATACAGCATTGACTTTTCTCAAAACAAGATAAAAAAAATAAAAAAATATCTTATTTTTATTTGGTAGAATAGAAATATTTTGTATCTTTGATTTATCAAACAAACAAAAACAATTAAAAACTAAACAAAATGACAACTTTTCAAAAAACATTAAACGCTTACGCAAACGGACAAAAATCAATGGCTTTTTTAGCATTTAAAAATGATGCTGATTCTATTAAAGAAATAACATTTGAACAATTTTGCATTTCAATGGATAAAATAATTATTCAACACGAAGTAAATAAAGGTGTTAATCCAATAACAAAAAAAATAAATTAATAAATACAGGGGTGCGACTGTAACGCACAATTTTTAAAACTTAAAACTAAACAAAATGAAACAATCTACAAAAGACACAATCACAGTAACAATCATTATCATTCTCGCTTTACTCGGCAATTCAATTTTTAATCAAATATAAAAACAATGACACAAAAAAGAGGGCGCAAGCCAATCCCAGAACAAGACAAAAAGAAAGCGTTAATCGTTTACCTATCGGACAACCAAATTAACGCGCTCGGGGGGAAAATAACCCTATCAAAAATGTTACAAAATTATTCACTAACTAAACTAAAACAAAATGAAAAAAAACAAACTATTTGAAATCATTGATTTCGTTTTAAAGGACGATAATATTATTGTTCAAATCGAAAAAAACAACCACACGGAAAACTCAATCATTGTTCCCGTTGATAAATTTAAGGCGTATTTAGACCGCCACGATAAATTATATTTTGAGGCAAATGATATGAGTACAGGGCAACTATTAACACGCGCTTACATTTTGACATTTGAAAATTATTGGGACGAAATGGAGCGCGAATATAGACAAGAGGACTTATACGATTTTATCAGTTGCACCTGTATTGACTTTGAGAAATCATTAAATAAAATAGAAACTAATTTACAATCAATTTTAACGCAATTTATATGGTAGTATTTTTTGTATCAATCACACTTTTAACAATTTTATTTTATGCAACAATCTTTTTTACCGAACAAACGCGAACGCAGAATAAAGAAAACAAAAGAAAAATGGAGTTCTATAATAGAGTTAATTTTAAAGGAACATCAGCTATCAAAGATTATAAAGGAACATCAAATTAAATTTATCAAATATTAAAACCTAAACAAAATGAAGTCAAACGAAATTAACGAATTAGCAAAAGCATTAATTCTATTCCACGTCAAATGCGAAGGAATAAAAAAGGACGCAAAAAACCCTTTCTTTAAATCAACTTACGCAAGTTTACCAAAGATTATTGAAGCCATTACAGAGCCGTTAGCGGAAAGCGGATTGGCTTTAACGATGTTTCCTATTGAGGAAAACAGTTTGTATTGCTTATTAATGCACACTTCAGGGCAATGGATTGAAGCGACTTACACAATGAAGCCAGTAAAAGATACGCCACAGGACAAAGGCAGTTGCATTACTTACGCAAGACGTTATTGTATTAGCTCAATTCTAAACCTACAAATTGACGACATAATGAGCGACGACGACGGCAACAAAGCAAGCGGAAAAGTAACGACTACAAACGATGAAAAAGCGTGGTTAAATAAAGGAACGCCTGAATATGAAAAAGCTATCGCATACGTTCAGGGCGGTGGGTTGGTTGCGAATATTAAATCAAAATACAAATTGAACAAAGAAATAGAAACAATATTTTTAAGCATAAACAAAGAGATAAGCAAATGATACCAGCAATAAACCAAAAGTTAAGCAAACAGGACATAAAGCAACTTGCAAATAATGTAGTTGATAATATATGTATAACAGGCGACATTGTAGCGCTTGCGGAAAATTTATCAAAAATGGAATTTCTAATTAAGGAAATAAAAGATAACGATAATTATCGCGATTACATTTACAACGAAATTTCAAAACACGGCAAATCGCACACAACGGAGTCAGGAACTAAAATTGAACTTGCTGAAGTTGGCGTTAAATACGACTACGGTCAAACGGGCGATATGACTTTAATTGATTTAGAATTGCAAAAGTCAATTATAGAAAATAAGATTAAAGAGCGCCAAACGTTTTTAAAAGCGATTTCAAAGCCGATTGAAGTATTATTTGCAGACGAAGTAGTTACTTTATATCCACCGGCGAAAACATCAACGTCAAGCGTTAAAATAACTATCAGTAAATAATGTATATTATTAAAGAGGTCGTTAGCTATAACCGAAAAACAATCTACGCAAAGAGTGGGGAAAAAGTAAAGATTATTGCAGATTTTGTAAACGTTGCAATAGTTGAAAACTCAAAGAGTGTACGCTTCCCCACTCTATTTACAAACCTTTCAAAAACAAAAAAATGATAACAAACTTTGAAGAAATTACAGCCAATTTAACAAGCGAAGAAAAATTATTAACGGTTGAAATTATTAGTATTTTATCTGGAATAAAAAAAGATAAACCGATGAAGTCAGTTGAATTAGTATATTTGATAAATAGAAAATTATCTTTTGTAGAAAACTTAAATTTTACAGGCGTTAAACTTCGTAAGTATTGCAATTACATACGCTCAAAATCTTTACTACCAATTATTGCAACGAGTAATGGTTATTTTGTTAGCTACGATAAAAACGAAATTGCTTTACAGATTGAGTCGCTGGAACAAAGAAGCGAGGCGATATTAAATTCAGTTCACGGCTTAAAATTTTATTTATGATATACAGAGACCATTTTCAAAATTATAAAAGATATTTAGTACCAAAAGCGCAATTAATTATTGCAGATATTCCATACAATTTAGGAAATAACGCATACGCTTCTAATCCAGCTTGGTATAAAGACGGCGATAATACAAATGGCGAAAGCGACAAAGCCGGTAAAAGTTTTTTTGATACTGATGAAGATTTTAGACCGGCAGAATTTATGCACTTTTGTAGTACAATGTTAAAACAGGAAACTAAAAAAGTAAAGGTTGAAGGCGAAGCCAGACAAAAAGGCGATGCGCCGTGTATGATAATCTTTTGCGCTTTTGACCAGCAAATGTATTTGATTGAATTAGCAAAGCGATACGGGTTAAACAATTACATTAATTTAGTTTTTCGCAAAAACTTTTCGGCTCAGGTATTAAAAGCAAATATGAAAATTGTTGGTAATTGCGAATATGGATTAGTTTTATATCGCGATAAATTGCCAAAGTTTAGAAACAATGGAAAAATGATTTTTAATTGCATTGATTGGCCAAGAGATAATGAAAGCGAAAAAATACACCCAACGCAAAAACCTGTTGAATTATTAAAAAAATTAATTGAAATTTTTACAGATGAAGGCGATGTTGTTATTGACCCTTGCGCTGGTAGTGGCTCTACTTTAATAGCTGCGGAAAGATTAAATCGTAAAGGATTTGGCTTTGAAATTAAAAAAGAATTTTGGACTAAAGCAAATGCTTGGTTATTAGCTGAAAAACAAATCAAAGAAGATATAAAAAACTTTGGTTTTGAGAAAACAAAATTAGAAAAAACCGCTCCAACGTTATGGAGTTAAAATTTTATTTATGATACTATGTACACCTTGCGTTGAACACCCTTTGGAAACGCCTGAATTAAACTTAAATCACTTTGAAATAATACGCAAAGGTTGTGAGTATTTAAAGTTAAAGGAGTCCGACGTTTTAAGCAATAAACGTAATAGGGAATTGGTAGTCGCCAGAATGATTATTATTGATATGCTTTTAAGTCAAAAATCTTTTGTTTATACATTAAAGTTTATTGGTAGTTTATTGGGTGGGCGCGACCATACTACCATAATACATAATCGCGAAGGGTTAAAAGATTGGGTTGAAACTGATGAAGATATGAGAACGCTTTTAAAAAATGTACATTTAAACGTATTTAATTCTTTGCGGTATTTTAATTATTAGTATATTTGTGTACAATTTCGTTGCGAAGTAGAAGCCGAAACGAAATTATTATTTCAAACTTTAAAAGGTTTGTGTTGCTTCTACCAACGCAGACCTTTTTTTATTTATGAAAAAAAATACTTATTATTTTTCACACGATTACAATTCCAGGAACGATACAAAAATTTTGTTTTTGCGTATGCAGTTAGGAATGGAAGGTTACGGAATTTATTGGTACTTAATTGAGGCGCTTGCCGAGTCAGGCGGGACTTTGCCTTTGCAATTAATTCCTGTTTTAGCAATGCAAATGCACACAACTGAAGCCAAAGTAAAAGCCGTTGTAAATGGTTTTAGTTTATTTGAAATTATAGACGAGCAATTTTTTAGCATACGCCTAAATGAGCATTTAGAGAAAGTTAATCAAATAAAATTAAGCGCTTCGCAACGTGGAAAATTAAGCGCTGAGAAAAGAAAATCAACTAAAATTGAACTACCTGTTGAACACGCTGTTGAACAACCTGTTGAACAAAGGAAAGAAAAGGAAAGGAAAGTAAAGGAAATAAAAATTATTAATACTAATAATTTTAGTGAAGATTTTTTAAAAGATTGGAATACGTGGACTGATTATAAAAAAACAAATCATAAATTCACATACAAAACTATTGAAAGCGAGCAAATCGCATTTAACCACCTTTACAAATTATCAAACGAAAACCAGAGTACCGCCCGCGAAATAATTAACGTATCAATCGCAAACGGCTACAAAGGATTATTTGAACTAAAAACTAATCAAAATGCAAAACCAACAAATCAGCAACTACAAAACGAATACGCAAACAGGTGGGCAAATGGAATGCCAGACCTTGATGAAAATTACCAACTTATCCAACGCTGAGTTAATGCCGATGTTTAACAGAATTTTTTTATTAATCGGGTTGCGTAAATCACAATACCCAACGCCCGAAGAAGATATTTTTAATGTTGCTTTTATTAAAAAAAATTTTGGACATAAATTGTCCACAGAAATAATTGAAGCGTTTGAGTTGGCAGTTACGGGAAAACTTGACGTTGATGTAAAACACTACGACCAATTTACACTACCGTACTTTTGTAAAATAATGGACGCTTACAGAATTTTCAACAATGAGCGAATATTAGCAAAGCCAGCGCCCAAATTAAAAGAAATTGCTTACCAAATGAGCGACGATGAAAGGCTAAAAGAAATTGAAGAATGGCGCAAAAAAGATTACGATTTTAAAATTTTACCTTTGTACCTGTATGATTGGATTGTAAAATACGATTTAAAGGCAATTACAGACGATTTAAAGGCAGATTATTATAGTAGAGCGGTAAGGGTACACGAAAACGAATTAAGGCGAAATTTCGAGCTATTTGGGGAAAAGCAACCGTATGCTGATTATCTAAAATTAAAGGCAAATAATTTTGAAAAAATCAGCGACAAAGATTTAAGCACAATAAACAATATTTTTAAACGAATTTTTATAAACGAATATCTAAAAAAATAATTATGCAAAGAGTAATAAATTTTAGTGGTGGCAAAACTTAAGCTTATATGACTATTCAGGAATATAAGAAAGGCGATTTAGTTATTTTTTGCGATACTGGGCGTGAACACCCAAAGACGTACAAGTTTATAAATGATTTTGAAGCGTTTGAAAATATACCAATTATTCGTTTAAAATATGAAGGTGGGTTTGAAAAGTTAATTGAAAAAAGAAAAGCAATTCCAAACAATTTTAAAAGATTTTGCACTATTGAATTAAAGATAAAAACCGCAAGGCGTTATTTACGTAGCTTAAAAATTACTAAATATGAAAATTTAATTGGTTTTAGATACGATGAGCCGTTAAGAGTTGCCAGACGTAAAAAAATGTGGGTTGATGTAACAGATAAATTTCCTTTGTTTGAAAATAAAATTGATAAAAATAAAATAAACGAATACTGGAAAAACAAAACTTATACGCATGAAATACCGTCTATTTTAGGAAATTGTACTTTGTGTTTTATGAAAGGGAAAAACGCAATAATCAACATTTTATCAGTTTACCCAGAATTAGCAAACGAATGGATTGCAGATGAGGAAAAAATGAAACCTTATAGATATTTTCAAAATATAAGTATGTTGCAAATGAAACAGATTGCACAAAATAATTTATTTAAAGAACAAGATTTAACAAAATTAAGTCCAGCGTTTGATTGCGCGTGTACTTCATAAAAATTAAACAATGAATTTTAGCGATAACACTTTTTCACTTGCAAAAGCATTACACCATATTAACAACGCCAAAATATATTTTGAGGACGTTAAACGCGATTGCGCTTCATCAACCAAAGATTTATTTAACTCGTACATTATAAAATGCGACATTATAATTAATTCAATAGATCATAAATTGACGCCTGTAAACAGGGCTATATTAAAAAAAGAATTAGCGGACTCATTTATGATTGAAAGTATTAACGATAAATTAATTTATCTAAATGAAGCCCAGCGCAACGAAGTAGAAACTTTTATTGATAACTTTATAAAACAAAACAAAAAATGAAAAATAAAATTACATTAAAAACACCAATGGAAATTATATTTGATAATTATTTAAATTTAGAAGTTGATGATTTTTACGAATGGTTGTTTGAAAATGAAGACGATTTATTAAAAAAAGAGAAATTCTTTTTAATAGACGCATTTGTAACAAGAATATTGCCATTTAAAGGAAAAGATATTGAAATGTATTTTAGAGAAAAGGGCAAAATTCAAAACGAAACTTATGTAAAACAATGCATAAGTAATAAATTATTAGATTTATGTATAGAACAACAACAACAGGTAGAAAATTTTATTGATAATATAATAAGACAAAATTAATTTGATAAAAAAAACTGATAGCAACCACGCCGAAATAATAAAAGCACTTCGCAAAATATCTAACTTAACCGTATTCAGTACGCACGAAGTGGGCAAAGGTTTCCCTGATATTGTTATAGGTTACAAAGGCATAAACTATTTAATTGAAATTAAGGACGGGAAAAAATCGCCGTCTGCGAGAAAATTAACAGACGCGGAGATAGAATTTCATTTAAATTGGAAAGGGCAAACAGCCGTTATAAAAAATTTTGATGAATTATTGCAAATTATATTATAACTTTATTTTGTGAATTGTAACGACATTATAACTCAGTTGTATAACAATGACAAGATAAACGAACTTATCGGGAAAATTCAGCCCGTAGAACTTCAGGACGATTTAAAACAGGAACTCGCGATTGTGTTACTTGAATACGATTGCAACAAATTAAAAAAAATATCAAAGGAAGGCAATATTATAGGGTTTGCTATGCAGATAATTTGGACTATGGGAACGTCAAACCGCAGTCCGTTTTATAACAAATACAGGAAAAACGATATTGAAAAAGCGTTTGAATATATTAACAGCCAAAACGGAAATTCAATACCATTTAGAACGGTGCAGATTGCAGAAAGTATTTTACAAAGCAAATTAAAGGGAACGCCAAAAGACGCGCACGAAAGCATAATTTTTAATAAATATGTTGAGTTAAGGAGTTGTGTTGATGTAGCCAAATACTTTGAAATACCAAAAGACCACGTCTTTGCGGTTGTAAAGAAAATGAAACACGAACTAAAAAAAGCAATAAATGGATAAGTTAATTATTATCGTCGCGTCTATTTCATTTAGTTATTATTTTATACATATCGCAGGAATACCTTTTTGGATAAAACGCAAATTGAACTACGGACGTTTTCAAAGATTAAAGCCGTTGGATTGTTTAACGTGCTTATCAGTTTGGGTAGCTTTAATACTTTTTTTTATGCCGATTATAGCGCCTGAATTTATAGCAACTATTTTTTTATCTGGAATAATCGCAAACAAAATAAAATGAGAATATTAGGAATAAGCCACCCAAACAGCGGTTGCGGTTATCATAGAGTTTGTTTGCCTATGGGTTATATGGATAACATAGAGGGCGTTATTTCAAACTACCCGAATGAAGAAATGTTATCTAAAGGCTACGACATTTTATTATTCAATAGGATATCGCTTTGGGATAATAATTTGGACGCAGTACGCGACGCGCTCAACTGTAAGATTGTTTGCGATATGGACGACGATTGGATATTGCCAAGTAATCATTTAAACTTTCGCGATTATCAGCATTTAACAGGACGAATAGAAAACAATTTATTGGAAGCCGATTTAGTTACGTGTACAAACGAGCGATTAGCCGAACGCATTTACCCAATAAATAAAAACGTTGAGATTTTTGCAAATGCAATTCCATTTGGCGAGGGGCAATTTATTGCTGATAAAAAAGAAAGCGATTTAATAAGGATATTTTGGGCGGGGGGTTGCACACACGAACACGATTTAGAATTATTAAAATACCCAATTCAAAGGTTAATGCAAAACCGAAGTAAAATTAAAATGGTTTTAGGGGGTTACACGGACGACGAAGCAAGCCGACCAATTTGGGATAAAATGTTAAATCACTTTACAGCGTCTAAACGTTTGCAGTTTGACGCTTACGCCGGTATGCGACCAACTGAATATATGGAAATTTATGAAAACGCGGATATTATGTTAATACCTTTGGTTGCGAATAATTGGAGTCGTTGCAAATCTAATCTTAAATTATTAGAGGCGTCGGTTAAATCTATTCCTGTAATTTGTTCAAAGGTTGAGCCGTATTCTATGGACGCAGACGCGCCTGTATTGTGGGTTGAAAAACAAAGCGATTGGTACAAACATTTAAATTTTTTAATAAACAATGAAAAAGCAAGACAAGATTACGGACAAGCGCTCAACGAGTGGGCAAAAAGAAAATACAACCTTTTTGACATCAACCCCAGACGTCGCACCGCATTTGAAAGTATTATCAAAGCATAAACATATTTACGACCTTTATGTTTTAACAGGGGAATTGGTTAATTTTAGTGCTGATATACATAACGAAGTTATAGACGCTTATCGGGTTGTCAATCCGCATTATCATTACAACCGCAGTTGCCCCGCTTGTGTTTGCGATATGTTAAAAGACGTTTATAATTATTACAATAAAACAATATGAAAATACTTATAATTTTTTTGGATTATTTAAGACACGATTACACAAAACAATCGTTAAAGTCAATCGCTGACGCTGGTTACCCGTTTGACTTAATCACTATTGATAAATTTGGAATTGCAAATGCTACAAATGACGGCTTTGATTTTGCCAAAAAGAATGGATATGACGCTATTGTTTATGGCGCAAATGATATTCAACTTCCAAACGATTGGTTAAAACATATGGTACATTATACGCAAACAATTCCAAACACAGGTATGTGTGGAATACATTGCGTTGAGTCGTTAGGAAATCAAATTGAAATGAACGGCTTAATGATACACCCCACAACAACCGCTTTTGCAAATGTACTTATTCCAATGAAAGTAATTGAAGACATTGGATATATGAATGAAGACCACGACCCGTACGGATTGCAGGACAGCGATTTTGCATTAAGATTAAATAATAGTGGTTATATTAATTACTATATACCAAATTTGAAACAGGAACATATTGGACACGATGTTGGCAATGGAACTGAATATAGAAAGATGAAAGATGACGGGTTATTAGTTGCTGGTGCAAAATGGGAATATTGGGCAAACTATTATGCTAAAAATGGTTATTCAATAAAAGATAGAAATATATTTAAAACAAAAAAAACAAATATGATAACAGGAAATTTTAACTACAAAAACATTCCAATACAACAGCACGAAGAAATTAAAACGCCTTTTTATGAATTATTAAAATCTATAAAGCCAAAACAAATTTTGGAAATAGGCACGGCTTCAGGCGGTTTGACTTTGATGTTAAGAGATACATTAAACGAATTAGGTTTAAACGATACTATTATTAGAAGTTACGATGTTGAGCAAAAACATTATTTAAATCAGCATATACAGGAAGGGTTAGAAGTAATAATTAAAAATGTATTTAACCCTGAATATACCGAGTTAATAGAATTAGATGAAATTAAAAATTTTATAAATCGCGAAGGCGCAACAGTTGTTTTATGCGACGGGGGTAATAAGATTAATGAGTTTAAAATGTTAAGCGGTTTATTAAAATCAGGCGACGTAATTATGGCGCACGATTATTGCGCTAACGAAGATAAATTTAATGCTGATTTTAAAAATAAAATTTGGAATTGGTTAGAAATTCAAGATACAGATATTGAAGAAGCAGTTAAAAAAAATAAATTAAAACCTTTTATGGCTACCGATTTTGCAAATGTAGTTTGGGTATGTAAAATAAAATAATATGAAACTATCAAAAGTAAAACCAAACCCGAACAACCCCAGAATAATTAAAGACGATAAATTTAAAAAACTTGTCAAGTCAATAAATGATTTTCCAAAAATGTTGGCTTTGCGTCCTATCGTAGTAGATGAAAACTTTATTGTTCAGGGTGGCAATATGCGTTTAAAAGCATTACAGGAAATAGGCTTTAAAGATATTCCAGACGAGTGGGTTAAACAAGTTAAAGACCTGAGCGAAGATGAAAAGAAACAATTTATAATTAAAGATAATGTAGGATTTGGCGAGTGGGATTGGGACGATTTGGCGAATAATTGGGACGCGGAACAATTAACGGAGTGGGGGTTAGATATTCCAAACTTTGAAGCCGAAGTATTAGAAGCCGAAGAGGATAATTATTCAATCCCAGATGAAATAAAAACAGATATTGTTTTAGGCGATTTATTTGAAATAGGCGAACATCGTTTACTGTGTGGCGATTCAACGGACAGCGACCAAGTGGCAAAGTTAATGAATGGGCAAAAAGCGGATATGGTTTTAACAGACCCGCCTTACGGCATAAATGAAGAAACAGATAGGGTTTTTGCATCGCGTACAAGATTAGCAAAGGGAAATAAGTTTGATAAAATATTAGGAGATGAATCAACAGAAGTAGCAATTAAAGCAATAGAAATTATAAAAAGTTTAGACATAAAAGTACAAGTTATTTGGGGTGCTAATTATTACGCACATCATTTACCAGAATCTGCCAATTGGTTAGTATGGGATAAAAGAGTTGAAGAAAAACAAAGGGATATGAATAGCGACGCGGAATTAGCTTGGGTAAAATCAAATAAAAATTCAGTTAGAATATTTAGACATTTATGGAAAGGAATGATAAAAGAATCTGAACACGGACAAGCGAGAGTACATCCAACACAAAAGCCAATTGCATTAGCTGATTGGTGTATAAATGAATATGCAAAAGAATCAAAAACAATCTTAGATTTATTTTTAGGCTCAGGCTCAACAATGGTAGCTTCACACCAATTAAAACGCAAATGTTACGGAATGGAACTTGACCCGAATTATTGCCAGGTTATAGTCGATAGGATGTTAAAACTCGACCCGTCGTTAATTGTTAAAAGAAACGGTAAACCATATGAAGCAACACACTAAAATATATTTTGATTACTTTGGCTACGATGTAACCGATTTTATTCCTTGTGAAATTTGCGGTAAAATGGCAAACGATATACATCATATACACGCGAGGGGAATGGGGGGAAGTAAGGAAGCAGATAATATAGAAAACTTAATGGCGCTTTGTAGAAATTGCCATATTGAGTACGGCGACAAGAAACAACACATTGATTTTTTAAACAAAATACATATCAATAAAATAGCACAAATAAAGCACAATGGCAAAGGCAGACATAGTTAAACACCAATTCAAAAAAGGCGAGGTTGCAAACCCGAACGGGCGTCCGCGCAAATACGTTTCAATTTTAAAAGATAGCGGGTATAAGTTGAGCGAAATAAACGACACCATTCAAAATATGATGTCAATGAATTTAACCGAACTCGGCGACGTATTTAAAAACCCTGAAGCCACGATATTAGAAAAGACAATCGCCAACGCTATGCGTAAGAGTTTAGAGAAAGGTAGTTTATATTCGCTTGAAACATTATTAACCCGTGTTTATGGCAAGCCAAAAGAAACGAGCGCAATAACTACGGACGGCAAAATAGAGTTTATTGTAACCAAAGGTAAAACCATTTTATAATGTGGCGAATATATTTAATTCAATTTATAATTGCTTTGAGCATATCTTTAATTTGGGTACATTTTATAGATAAGCACAAAAACGAAAAGTAATAAATTTATTACATTGCAAATACCTATTCCTGAATTACACACTAACCAACAAAAAATCTTTGATTGCGCTTCGCGTTTTAGGGTTGTAATGTGCGGACGTAGGTTTGGCAAATCGGAGTTGGCGCAACTTGAAATTATCTTTAAGGCGATTAAGGGCAATTCAGTTGCATACATAACACCCACCTATCAACTTGCAAAAACCTTTTTTAATAAGTTAATCAAAACAATACCTTTTGAAAATAATAAAAGCGATTTAACGATTAGCTTCCCAAACGACGGCAACGTAATGTTTTTTACAGGCGAGCGATTAGACAATTTAAGGGGGCGTAAATTTCATTTAGTTATTATAGACGAGGCTTCATTTATTTCTAATTTAGAGGACGGCTGGTTAAATTCAATACGTCCAACGCTTACTGATTATAAAGGGCGTGCGCTATTCGTATCAACGCCAAAGGGTAAAAACTATTTCTATTCCCTATTTATGAAGTCAGGCGAAGCCGATTGGGAAAGTTTTAAATTTAGTACTTACGATAACCCGTATATAGATAGGGGCGAAATAGACGACGCACGAACGCAACTACCGAACGCCGTATTTGAACAAGAGTATATGGCAAATGCAATGGAAAACGCGAGCAACCCTTTCGGCAACCAACATATAATAGATTGCGTTAGACCTTTGAGCGTTTTACCTGTATCTTATTATGGAATAGATTTAGCAAAGTCCTTTGATTATACGGTTATAATAGGGCTTGACGCAAATGGACAAGTCGCACACTTTGAGCGCTTTCAAAAAGATTGGGCGCAAACCAAAGAAACGATTTTAAGGATTGATAAAAGCAAGCCCGTTGTAATAGATAGCACAGGCGTAGGCGACGCGATTACGGAAGATTTACAAAGACATTTTAACGCAATGCACGGGTTTAAATATACATCGTCAAGTAAGCAACAATTAATGGAAGCGTTGGCTTCATCAATCCACAAGCGCGAAATATTTTACCCAGATAACGAAATTAAAAGCGAGTTAGAAATATTTGAATATCAGTACACGGCAACGGGCGTTCGTTACAATGCGCCAACGGGTTTTCACGACGATTGCGTAAACGCTTTGGCTTTGGCAAATAAATGCAAAAACAATTATAAACACGCTGGAGTTTATCGCTTCATCTAATTATCTCAAAAAAATCTATATTATATTATGAAGGTTACAATTTCAAAGTTTCAGGAGTTATACAAAATTTCTTTAATGGATATTAATGAAGCGGAAAAGTCGGCTTTGTTAGTTCAGGAGTTTACAGGAATGAGCGAAGCCCAAGTTAATGCAATGCCTTTAAAAAAGTTTAATAAGTTATGCGCAGAAATAAACAAAAAGTTTGACGCGTTTGGGGTTGAATTAGACGAAAAGAAACCGCAAAAATATATCGCGGTTAAAGGGCGTTTGTATTTGTTGGAATACGATTTAGCAAAGCCACCAATGAACGCGGGGCGTTATGTTGAGTTAGCTACATACAGCGAGGACGTAATAGGCAACCTTCATAAAATTATGGCGACGATGTGTACCCCTTTGAAGTTTACTTTAAAAGGTTTAAAGCGTAAAGAAAAAAACCATAGGCAAGTTGCTGAGGATATGTTAGACATTGATTTTAGCGTTGCGTATCATTCGGCTGTTTTTTTTTACGCAGTTTTCAGCAAATCAATAACGGCTTCGGCTACTTATTTCAAAACAATAGCAACGGATACGGCGAAGGTGGACGAGGTGCTGATGAATTTAGCAGAGTTTACGGGTGGCTTTATAACGGCAAAATGGTACAAGAATTTGAAGGAATTAGTATAAATGAAGTTTGGGACTTACCCGTTTTTCAGTTTTTAAATGATTTAAGTTATTTAAAAATGAAGCGCGAATTAGATAATGAACAAGAGAAAAAGCTATTAAAGAAATATGCCAATTAATATAACGCAATCGCAAAAGATAAATTTAGATAACGGCTTTATCGGTAGCGCTGGCACTTTTAATTTTAAGGAAGTAACAAATCAAATAAACGCTTTGTTAATTGAACGTGCGGAAATATTTAAAGATGAATGGCAAAACCAATTAAACAGTAAAAAGATTATTGCAAGTGGCGATATTCAGGAAGTAGATTATGAAGTTGTGGAAGACGCTAATTCGGTAGTTTTAAATATAAGTTTTCCGTATTATGCAAAGTTTGTTGATGAAGGGGTTAAGGGTGCTTTAAGTTCTAAAAATGCGCCAAATAGTCCGTATAAGTTTAAAAATACTTTTTCAATGAGTCCAGAAGGGCGCAAATCAATCGCGAATTGGTTACGTTCAGGTAAGGCAAAAGTAAGAAGTAAAGACGTTAAAAAATATGGCACAAAAGGAATTGAAAGTAAGTTTAAAAAAATAAGTGAATTTGATAGGGGCTTAAATAGATTAATTTACAATATAAAAGCATACGGTATAAAAAGACGCAATTTTATTACGCCAACAATTAAGAAAAGTTTAGAAGGGTTTGAAAAAGAATTAGGCGAAGCGATAGGTAAAACAATAACAATTAATATTTTTAAATGAGTATAACATTAATAAACCCGTCTGGCTACCCGTCCACACAGGACAATTTATGGAGCATTGCTTATTCAAGTAATTCAGGGCAAACTGATTTTAAATACGTTTTTGACGTTTATGTAAACGGCGTTCAATTAGTTCGCACAAAAGTATTTCCTGAGCCGTCAAACGGGCGTGGCTACTTTGATGCTATGCCTGTAGTAAGTAATGAGATTACATACGGCTGGTTTAATCCTGTTAATAATGTAATTGGTATACCATTAACTCAAAGTGATACACTAAATCAAAAAACTTATCAGATAAGAGTAGGAGAAGATTATAGTGGTACAACATATTTAAATCTTGCATCTGGTAATGTAACTGCTTATAATTACTCTGCACCATTATTTAAAAGAAGGCAAATTAACATAAACCAAAAAGATGGTAATTGGCTAACTAATAGACCATTAAGAATTAAGGCAAAAACAACTGATAAAATACTAATTCCTTTTTTTGATACAAATGTAAATTTTGACCCACAAATAAAAACTTATAACGCAAGTAATCAATTAATAGCAACTTATTCAGATACATCTAATTGGTTTGAATATGCTAAATATAATCAATTAGATATTGGAGTAGAATCAATTAATAAATATTTTTTATATTATTATAGTGTTACACCTATAACAAATGCAACGGCATATTATACCGTTCAAATGATTGGGAGTTTAAGCGAATTATCTTCTATTATTAAAGTAGATATAGATTGCAATCCTATGTATACACCTATAAACCTTTATTTTATTAACGCTTATGGAATGTTTGACACGGCACGATTTAATCTTGCTTCGCGTCTTACAATGGACGTTGAGCGCAAAACATTTGAGCAAAGGAATTACACGTTAAATAATACAACCGTTGATTATTACGACGCTAATAACGTTTATAACGAAAGCAAAATAAACTACGGCAGTAAATCTAATTTTGCATATAAATTAACAATGGACTACCCAAGCGACGCTGAATACATTTGGCTTGCTGAATTAATTGTATCGCCACAAATTTACGCAGAAATAGACGGCAATTATTACCCCGTTACAATTAAGAATACAAACTACGAATTTTCAACATATACAAATAATAGATTAAAGGCGTTGGAAATTGATATTGATTTAAACCAAACACGCTACAATTTTAAACGATGACGAGAATTTTTATTGAAGATAATGAGTTGGATATTAACGCGGGTTTTTCGCAAATGATAAACTATTCTATTGACGACCTTAATAATTTAGATAGTAAGACAACTTCGTTTACTAAAACAATCGTACTACCTGGCACGTCTAAAAATAATCGTTTACTCGGCAATATCTTTGAGTTTGGAAATTCAAATTTTACAGTTGATAGCGCACCAAATTTTGGCTATAACTTTAACGCAAGTAAATCAGCAAAGGCACGAATTGAGGTAAACGGTATGCAAGTTATAAAGGGCGTAATGCGTTTAATGGAAATACTTATTGACGGCGAAAACGTAGAGTACGAAGTTGCTTTGTTTGGGGAGTTGGGCGGTTTCTTTTCAAAGTTAGGCGCGAGTAAATTAACTGATTTAGATTTTAGCGCATATAACCACACTTACAACGTTACTAATATTGTAAATAGTTGGGATAACGCAAACGCTGGGAGTGGTTACTATTACCCTTTAATTGATTACGGGAATACATCGCCAATAAATAATTTAAATTTCTATAAAAAATCATTTTACTTTACAGCGTTTAGGCCTGCATTTTTTGTAAAAGAGTATATCAATAAAATAATAACGCAAGCGGGTTACACGTGGGAGTCAAATTTTTTCAATACTGATTTTTTTAAGCGTTTAATTATACCTAACAATCAGGTAAGGTTAAAATACAATCGCGATGAAATTTTTGAAAGTACAATAAACCCCGCAAGCCCTACAATTAGCACTTCGCAAAATTTAGTACATACAAATATTGTAACTGATTTATTCACAAACGTTTCAAGCACGACATTTACATACACACCCGCACAGGCGTTTGTTGGCGAAATTGGTTTCACGTTTAGGGGTACTTATACCGTGCAAAATATTAGCGCATTAGATACACAATTTAGATATGCGTTTGCAACGGTTAGGGTTTATAAAAACGGCTCGGTATTTTATATTGATACAAATAGACGCTTTGGTGGTTATGCCACAACTACGGGTGGGTTATTAACTGGACCGACTTATAATTTTACTTTAAGATACCCACCAATCCCAATAACATTTAATACAGGCGATACGTGGAAAATGGACGTGTTTATTTTTGATACAAATGGAGCGCTTTTAAATGTAACTTCAAATAGTAGTGGCGTTTCTATTTCAACAGCAAACCCGATTTTAGTTACCGCACAATACGGCGACGATTTATCGGTAAATGGCACACTACCGCAGAACATTTTACAAAAAGATTTCTTTGCGTCTATTTTAAAGATGTTTAATTTAATGGTAACGGAAGATAAGTTTACTGATAAGAAATTAGTTATTGAGCCGTATGTAGATTTTTACGACACAGACCGCACAACCTACAATGATTGGAGCGACAAAGTAGATAGAAGTCAAGTTATAAAAATTAAACCAATGAGCGAAATTAACGCTCGTTATTACGATATAAAATTTAAACAGGACGCGGACTATTTTAACGAGCAATACCGAAAAAAATACATTGAGGGTTACGGCGATTTTCGTTTTGATAATCAATTAGATTTTGCAAAAGACACAAGCGCAACGGAAGTAATTTTCAGCGCTACGCCTTTGGTTGGTTATAGCTCAAACGATAAAATCTTCCCAGCTATTTATAAATTAAATAACGGTACTGAAGAAATGATTGAGCATAATATAAGAATTATGCAAGCCAAAAAAATAACAGGGCGTACAAGTTGGAAAATATACAATAAAGTTTTAGGGGTTAATACAGTATTGACAACGACAACGGCGTATGGTTATGCGGGACATTTAGATAATCCATTTAGTGCGGGTAGCGATTTAAACTTTGGCGTACCCAAAGAAATTAATTTTACTTTGGCTTCAGGGTTATTATCAAACAATTTATTCAACACTTATTACTCGCCTTACTTCGCGGAAATAACCGACAAGGATAGTAGGTTAGTAACGTGCAAAATGAAATTAACGGAGCGCGATATTAATACACTTGACTTTACAAAGTTTATCTGGATTGACGGGGTTTTATATCGCCTTTATAAGATAGTAGATTATGCTGAAAACGAACTTTGCGAGGTGCAATTATTAAGAGTAATTTATACAACATACTAAAATGATTATAAAATATTTTGATGAATTTGAGGGGCAATGGTTAGACATTACAGGGGCTACCGGAACGACGTTGCAATATAACGACGCGAGCGGTTGGGTTGGCGTACCTAACAAAGTTTTAAAGGGCAATTTATCGCAGTCGGGAACGAGCGACCCTACAATAGATATCTTTGAGAATACAACAGGCGCAACATTTACAACTCAAAGATTTACGGACGGGCAATATAGAATTTTGTCGGACATTTCAGTTTTTACCGCGTCCACAATGTATATTACAATAGGCAACAATCAAACTAAAAATGGTTTGTTTACTTATTGTTTTCAGTATAATAATATTGATAAAATTGATTTGTTTACTTATCAAGACAATGCTTTAACGGACGATGTTTTAGGCAATACAAGTTTTGAAATAAAAATATATTAATGGCAACGACAACAGAAGTAGGCGTAAAAATAACGGTAGACGGTAGCGAAGCCACCAAATCGGTTGGCTCAATTAAATCGCAATTAAAAGAAGCAACAGCGGAACTTATTGCAATGCGCGAAAAGTTTGGCGATACGTCAACGGAAGCTGTAAACGCTGCAAAAAAAGTAGCTAATTTAAAAGATAGTATCGGCGACGCAAAAGCAATGGCAGACGCGTTTAACCCAGACGCAAAATTCAAAGCGTTTGGTAGTGCGTTGCAAGGGGTTGCGGGTGGTTTCGCAGCCGTTCAGGGTGCAATGGGTTTAATTGGTAGTGAAAGTGAAGACGTTGAAAAAATGCTTTTAAAGGTTAATTCGGCAATGGCTTTAAGTCAGGGCATTAATTCAGTATTGGAAGCAAAGGACTCGTTTAAAAATTTAGGTGCAGTATTAAAAAGTTTTCCTGCAATACAAAAAGCGGTTACGGTTGCTCAACAAGTTTTTAATGCGGTAATGAAAGCCAACCCTATTGCCTTAATGGTTACCGCAATAACGGCTTTAATTGCTGGGGTTGTTTTGCTTACCAAGTATTTTATGGATAATGCAAAGGCAGCCAAATTTAACGAAGCGTCGGTTAAGGCAAATGCAAAGGCATTAGAGCAACAGCAAAAAGCAACGGCAAAAGCGGCTGATGAATTAGACCGTGCGCAGAATTATCAATTAGCAATGGCGAAAGCCAACGGGGCGACAACGGCTTCAATTCGTGCGCTTGAATTAAAGTTGATAGACGAAAAGATAGCAACGCAAAACGCGTCAAGAGAAACGGCTATAAATACGTTTGAGAAAAATAAAAACGCTTTGGCTTCGCTTAAACAATCAGGCGCGAGCGATGAAGTAATAAAAAAACAAAGAGAAACAGTCGGCGAAAGTTTAAAGTTTGCAAACGACCAAACGGCAAATTTAAATAAAACTTTAATTGAAAGGGTTGAAATACAGCGCAAGCATAATGTAGAAATTGCAACCGAAACAAATACAGCAAACAACGACGCAGTACAAAAGAATAAAGAAAGAAATGATAAAATAAAAGACGACCAGAAAAAAGCACAGGAAGATTTAATAAAACTAAATGAAGATTACAATAACGATTTAAGGGCTTTACAGGATAAAAATTTTATTGACGCTATAAAAGACGAAAATCGTAAAGCAGATGAATTATTAACACAGCAATTTCTTAAAGATATTAAGTCCTTAAATGCGAGCAAATTAAGTGAGGAACAAAAAAATGCAATGCGAATTGAATTAGGAAAACAATACCAGATACAGTTAGACGAAATAAATGCAAAGCGCGATGAAATAGAACAGAAAAAAGCAGATGAAGCGATATTAAAAGTTGAGGCAGATAACAAAGCTAATAACGAAAAAAGAAAAAAAGAACACGAAGATAAATTAAAAGCCGACGCTGAATTAACAGCAAATGAAAAGAAATTAAGCGACGAAAGAATTGCAACGGCAAAAGCGGAAATGGACGCTAAAATAACAATGTATGAAAGCATAGGCAACGCACTTGGTCAATTAGCTGATATCGTAGGCAAAGACACAGAAGCGGGAAAGGGTTTTGCTATTGCGCAACTTGTTATAAGTCAGGCGTTAGCTATCGCTAAAATTGTAACGTCTACAAAGGTAGCAAATGCGGGAGCGTTAGCAACCCCGCAAGCGATTTTAACGGGTGGCGTTAGTGCAGTTCCTACAATAGCATTTAATAATATTACGGCTGGTTTGTCAATCGCTTCATCTATTGCGTCGGTTGTAAAAGGTATTCAGGCGATTAGAGGCGCAAATAAAAATAGCGGTGGCTCAACAGGTGGAGCGCCTTCGTTAGCTGGTGGAACGATTGCGCCACCATTACCACCGCAATTAAGTACACAAATGATTAACGGCGCACAGGTTAATCAGTTAGCGTCGGCAACGGCACGCGCGTATGTTGTAGAGAGCGATGTTTCAGGAAATCAGGAACGAATTAATAGATTAAATAGAGCAAGTAGAATTAATTAAAATTAAAATTATAAAAATGAAGTTACCAATTTACGAATTAAAGATAAGCGACAATTTGCAAGACGAAGCAATGGTTGATTATATCGCACTTGTGGACGCCCCCGCAATTAAAAAAGATTTTATTGCCTTTAACGACCAATTAAGTATTTATGGTTTTAGCCCAAAGTATTTTTATTTATGTCCTTTGGCTACTGAATTATTTGAGCATTTAGTAGAAATGAATGTTGGCATAAACGAACAGGGAATGTTACGAAGTGCGGGGCAAATAGCCGACAACATTTTAGAAACGGAATATAACGCAATAGAAAAAAATTATGTTAGTGTTGAAGATTACAATGAAGCCGTTTTATTGTTAGACGATTTTATTGATTTAATGGCTGAAATAGACAAGTTGATAGGTATGCAACACGATGTGAGTTTTATGCAAAACCACATAAACAAGATTAAAGAATTTTTGCCGAAAAATACATTTGCAGAAAGTTATACCGATTATCCAGAACAAGCAACTGAAAACGCAAAGATTGCTTTGAGATATGCAGAGGAAAACGGGTGGGGCGATTGCGGAACGCCCGTTGGAAAAATAAGGGCAAATCAATTAGCAAAAGGCGAGCCGATTAGTAGAGATACAATTTCGCGTATGGCTTCTTTTGAACGCCATAGACAAAACTCACAAAAGGAACTTGGGGACGGTTGCGGACGTTTGATGTGGTTGGCTTGGGGTGGCGACGCTGGGGTTGAGTGGGCGTCAAGAAAATTACAACAAATTCAGCGCAATAAATTTTCTATTATCAGCGAAGAAAAAAGAATTGTATCTGGTCCGTTGATGTTAGCTGATGAATTGATTTACCGCAATAACGAAAAGTTTGGCGAGCATTACGTTAAGTTTTCAGCCGAAACAATTAAATCAATAGCAATAAAGTGGGCAAAGAAAAACTACAATAACCACGTTAATTTAAATCACGACCCCGAACAAAAAGTAAAAGGCGTTACGATGTTTGAAAGTTGGATTGTAGATAGCGACAGGGGAATTATGCCAATGAAAGGGTTTGAGGGCGTAGCAAACGGAAGTTGGTTTGGCTCGTTTTATGTAGAAAATGAAAAGGTTTGGCAAAGCATAAAGAAAGGCGATTACAAAGGTTTTAGCGTTGAGGGTTTGTTTGATTATGAGCAACCAATTAGCGCCGAAGAAAACGCCTTAAAAAAGATTGCAGAATTGTTAAACTCAACTATCACTGAATAAATCTATATTATATTATGAAAGCAACAGAAATTCTACAAAAATTAAAAGAGCAGTTTGCGGAATTGGTAGCACAACCAACTCAAACACAAATGGAAACAATTACAGGAACGTTAAAAGATGGAACGGTTATTGAAGTTACAGCGCTTGAAGTAGGCGGTATTGTAACTATTGATGGCGTACCAGCACCCGTAGGGCAACACGAATTAAGCGACGGAACAATTATAGTTTTAGGCGAAAACGGCGCGATTATGGAAATTATGCCTATGACTGAAGAAGTAGAAGTTGAGGCGAAAATGCCAAAGGTTGAAGATATGAGCGCAAAATTTTCAACTTTGGAAAATTCAACAAACGAAAAGTTTGCAACGTACGAAACAAAGTTTGCGTCTTACGAAACAAAGTTTGCAGAATACGAAAGCAAATTAAATAAGGCAACTCAATTAATTGAGGGGTTAATGAACTTAACAAAAACGCTTGCGGAAACACCAACAGGAACGCCAGACGTAGCGGTTAAAAATAATTTCACAGAAACAAAAAAGAAGGATTACTCAATATTATTTTCATAAAAATTAAAATTTAAATAAAATGGCATTATCATTAGGCACATTATCACTATATACAAAGCAACTTGTTGAGCCGTTATTGACGAGCGCGGTTATAGGTGCAAAGACACAGCAATTAATTATGGACGGCGGTATCGTTATACCAAAAGTAAAGTCAAGCGCTTCAATTCCTTTAATGGACACGGACGCAGTTTTTCAAGCAGACGGTTGCGGATATAGTCCTTCAGGAACAACATCATTTACACAACGTACAGTAACAGTTGGTAAAATTCAAGTAAGCGAAACAATTTGCCCTAAAAACTTTGAGGCGTACTTTACACAAGAGGCATTGAAAGCGGGTAGCACTTACGAAGATTTTGGTAACGCTCAATTTTTAGAAGCGTATTTAGCAAAGAAAAACGCTCGTATTGCAGCGCAAATTGAAACAGCAATTTGGCAGGGCGATGTAACAGGAAGTGGCGGTGCAAACTTAAATAAGTTTGACGGTTTAATTAGATTGATTGATTTGGGAAGTGCTATTGACGCAAACGTTTCAGGTATTACAGGAGTAAGTGGCTCGCCTATTGCAACAATAACAGCAACAAACGTAGTAGCAGCAACTGAAGGTATTTACAAATCAATACCAGCGGAAGTTATGGCGAAGGGCGATGTTAAAATATTCTGCGGTTATGATTGGTATAGATTGTTGATTTTAGCATATAGAGCATTAAATTTATTTAGCTACAATCCACAAGACGTAAATGCTCAATCATTTATATTGCCAGGCACAAACATTGAGGTTGTACCGGTAAATGGATTAAACGGAACGGGCGACGCTTACGCAATCAGTTTGTCAAATATGGTTATGGCAGTTGATTTAGAAAACGAAGAAAGCAACTATCGTGTATTCTATTCAATGGATAATGACGAAATTAGAACAAAAGTTGCTTTTAAAGTTGGTGTGAACGTAGCGTTTACAAATGAAGTTGTGAAATTTAAAGCGGGAATTTAATAACAATATTACTTACAAAAATGGTGGTGCAAAATACACCACCATTTTTTTTAAAACTTAAAATATGCCTTGCGACATTACATCAGGTTATGCAATAGATTGCAGAGATAGTATCGGCGGAGTTGACGCTATCTATTTAATTGAAAATTCAGCGCTTTATGACGCGTCTGGAGTTAGTAGAGTTATTTACGCTTCAGGAACAATTACGGCGTTGACAAAAGATACAGGGAAAAAGTTTTATAAATTTGAAGTACCACGCGCAACAGCTATGGCTTCAAATAATATTACGGCTTCACAGGAAAACGGAACTTTGTTTTATACGCATATGGTTTCATTTCCTTTAAACTCACGTAGTGCAACAGTTAGAAACATTATAAACACGTTAGCTAAAAATCGTGTTACGATTGTAACTAAAGATATGGACGGAACGTTTAGAATGTACGGACAAGGTTTTGGATTGTTTTTAGACACAGCGGAAGGTGGAAGCGGTACGGCTTTGGGCGATAGAAACGGATATCAATTATCGTTTAGCTCACAGGAAGCAGAAGATTTTTTAGTAGTACCTGCAAACATAGCAGCATTATTAGAAACTCCAGGCACTTAATAAATTAACTATGAAAATTTAGCCCACCGTTACCGAGCGTTTCGGTGGGTTTTTTTATATCTTTAACGTAAGGTTTAACCTGACAAAAATGATACATTTAACAAAAGGACAAACGCAGACGGTTTTTTTTAATGCTTCGCAAAATTGCGTTTTAACTAATCCTTATTTTTTATTTGTGTTTACGAATAGAATTACGCAAGATATTGTTAAATTTGTAGCAACTAATACATCAACTACTTTGCGATACAATAAATTTTCTTTGGTTACGAATAGCCGTTTTAATGGCGCTGAAGAAGGTTTTTGGACTTATAATGTATATGAGCAAGCAAGTAGTTCAAACACGAATATAAGCGGTTTAAATAACGTTGAGAACGGGTATATGTATTTGCACCCTTCAACGACATTTGCACCAACTGAATATAACGAACAATCAAATAATTTTGTTACTTATAATGGATAATCAATATAAACATATCGTGTTACAATTTGACCGCGCTTTGCAACCCGTATTTACTGAAAAGAAAAATAAGGGTTATGTAGAGTTTGGCGAATTAAATAATTACCCTGAATATTTATTATCGCTTTATAATGAGTCGCCAAAACACGGCGCTATTGTCAAATCAAAATCAACTTACATTTTTGGTCGTGGGTTTGAGGATAAGGGCAAAGCAAATAGTCGTGGCGAAAGTTGGAACGATATTTTAAAAAAATGCGTTAAAGACGATGAACTTTTTAGAGGTTATTATTTGCAAGTTATTTGGAATCGTATCGGGCAAATAAGCGAGGTTTACCATATTGATTTTTCGAAGGTTAGGGTTGCAAAAGATTTGAGTTGCTTTTACATAAAAAACGATTGGTTAGATTGGAAAGAAAAGCCACGTGAGTACCCACAATTTAGCACACAAAACCCAACAGGAAGCCAGATATATTATAAAAGGGAATACAACCCAACGAGCGAAATTTACCCGTTGCCGTCTTATTTTCAGGGTTTAAATTATATTGAGAGCGACATTGAAGTATCGCGCCATATTTTAGGAAATGCAAAACAGGGGTTTGTTGGAAGCACGTTAATTAATTTAAACAATGGCGACCCAATTAACGAAGAGCATAAAGGCGAAGTTGAGAAAGGTTTATTAAAGAAATTTACAGGCGATAGCGGTAAGCGTGTTGTAATAATGTTTAACAAGTCCAAAGAGAATAGCGCAGATATTCAAAATCTTGGGACGACGATGCTTACCAAAGAAGATTTTACAAACATTAATAATCTTATACAACAGGAAATATTTGCTTCACATCAAATTACTTCGCCGTCTTTATTTGGTATAAAAACCGAGGGGCAATTAGGTAGCCGTACTGAAATACGCGACGCTTACGAAATTTTTAATAATACTTACGTTGCCGAAAGACAAGACGAGTTCAATCAAGTTTTTACTGATTTTAGAAATTTAAAAGGAGAGGTTGGGGAGTTTAATATCGTACCGTTAGAGCCGTTAAAATTTGAGTTTACTGAAGCTATTATGGTGGCTAATTTAACTCAAAATGAAATTAGGGAGTTAATGGGGCGCGAGCCGTTGCAAGTTGGTCAAGTTACATCGGACGGGCAAACAGCGGTTGTAGAGCAACCTGTTCAACAAGCGATTGAATTGCCAGCGTCAAATGAATATATAAAGAATTTGAGCGGTCGCCAATATCAAAACGTTATGCGAATTGTTAGGCAATTTGGTAACGGAAAATTGAGCAAAGAGCAAGCGGGGTTAATGCTGAAAAATGGTTTTGGTTTTACTGATAATGATGTTAATACTTTTTTAGGTTTAGACGATAACCCTTTAACCGACGACGAAGTGCAAAAATTTTCAATGAATGAGGATGAAAGAATGATTGAATATTTTGAAAACTGCGGGGCTTATGATTTTAACGAAGTGGGATTTGATAGAATTAATTTTGAAGAGGATTTAACTCAAACACAAGCGAGTATTTTAGATTTAATTACAAAGGATAAAAATATAACGCCTTTGGTAATAAGTCAAAACTTAAAAATAGATACGGCTTTAGTTGAAGAAATAATTGCCAATTTTATTAAAAAAAAAATAGTTGAAATAAATTCGTCCAAAGTAAACGCGACACCAGAAATAAAAGTTTTAAAGACGGTTAGCGAATTAGGGGGCGAACCTAAAACAACTAAATTATTTATTCGTTATAAATACGACTGGCGTAGTGGATTTACCGATAGTGATTTATTAACGAGTAGAAGATTTTGTGTAAAGATGCGCGAAATGTCAAACGCGGGAAAATCTTGGAGCAGGTCGGATATTGAAAGTTTATCGGTGCGTTTGGGTTATTCAGTTTGGGAGCGTCGCGGTGGTTGGTACACAATGAGCAACGGCGAACACAGAGAATCTTGTAGGCATATTTGGTCAAGTAAATTAATGGTAGCAAAATAATGAGCAAAAACATTTTATTTATTACTGAAGAATTATTCAAAAGCCGTACGGGCGCGAGTAATAACATTGACGGAAAACAAATTTTCCCAATGATTAAAGTCGCGGGCGATATGTATATTCAGCCAGCGCTTGGCAGTAAATTATACCAACGTTTACAGGACGGCGTTGTAGCTGATAATCTAACAAACGATGAAAAAACTTTGTTAGACGTTTATGTTACCGACGCACTTGTTTGGTTTACAATGTCTTTGCTACCAATGATTATGGGGTTTCAATTATTTTCAAAAGGGTTTTTGCAAAAGACAGCCGAAGAAAGCAACACGCCAAGCCGTGCGGATATGGAATTAATCGAGCAGAAGTATTTATCAATGGCGGAGTTTTACAAAACGCGTTTAATAAAATACCTACAAGAAAATTACACGCTTTATTACGAGTATTTAAATCACGGTAGCGCATTAGATACTATTTTCCCTGAAGCGAAAGCGTACACGTCGCCAATTTATTTGGGCAACGATTACGTGCCTAACACACCGCGTTGGGTTAATGGTTCAAGCAGTTATTCTATTCCACAAATTGCGTATTATACAGCCGTAGGAAACGAAGCTACATTTAATGTTAATGATTTATACGGGCGCATTGTTTTAGTAGCTACACGTTCAGGATTGAGCAAAGTAATTGTAAACGGACCAACAAGCGATACGGGAAAAATACAAATCAACGGAAACGTAATAGTATTGCCAACAGGCGACGTAGCAATGGCTGGGGAATTATTTACATTTTTATACCGATAAAATATGAGCAAAGGATATAAACAAGAGTTTATAGACAAAGTAAAAAAGAAAAATGACATACAATCAAGTAGTAACAAAAATTCAGGCGCTATTGCAAAGCCACCCAATGATAAAAGAGACACGGTTTGCAAGTCCAGTAGAGTGGCTCGGGTGGGTTAGTCAACCGTTGCTACCCGTTGCTTCGTATGTAATGGACACGGGCAACTTTAACGTAGGGCGTGAATTAATTTACCAAATACAATTTTGGTTTATTGATAAATCTGGAGTTGAGGGCGAATTTGAAACGGAAGTTGTGGGCAATATGCACAGCGTTGCGAATGATATTGTAATGGCATTAAGACAAGATAAAACAATCAGTATTGATACTTCAATAAGTTGGACGGCGATAAGTGAAAAGTTTGAAGATTATTTAAGTGGCGTAACGGTAACATTTAATTTAACAACAGTAAGCGAATTTAACAATTGCGATTTCCCAATATGAGAAAATTAATTTTATTTTTATTAGTATTTGTAAGCGCAAAAGTAAGCGCTCAGGTTTATCAGGAAATGCCACAATATGGCTATCGTGCTAATCGTATGGCGTTTGACTCTACTTTGCAGATACCAACTGTTTGTGGCGTACCTACTTTAAAGAGTATTGTAAAAGTAAATAAAAGCGGTGCGATTGCTTACGATAGTTGCAACGCAATTTTTTATACTTATAACCCAAAGACGCTAACGTGGACGGCTTTAACAGGCGGTGGCAATGGCTCAACAGATACAACAAGTTTGAGCAACAGGATAAATTTAAAATTAAATATTGCCGATACTTCAAATATGCTTTCAAAGTATTTACGTAAAACGGACACGGCAAGTTTAAGCAATAGAATAAATTTAAAATTAAACATAAGCGATACGGCTACAATGCTTAATCCTTATTTGCGCAAAATAGATACGACAAATAAATTTGTAAATAGGATTACGCGAACGATAGGCAATGATTCAATTATTTATTTTGTTGGTGGCAATAGGTTTGCAATTAAGGATAGTGTTGGAACTAATCCCGCTCCTGTTGGTTATTATGGTGCGTTTCAAGATACAACAACACAAACGGCAGTTTCTATTAATACTGGTTATGGTGTAAAATTAGGCGTAACAGATTTATCAAATGGAGTTGCAATTTCAAATAATACAAGAATAAAAATTGCAAATGCTGGTATTTATAACATTCAATTTTCTTTGCAATTAGAAAAAACAGGTGGGAGCGGAAATATGATTGCAGACATTTGGCTAAGAAAAA